TGTAAATTGCGTCACCTACTGTTATTAGTTTACCATCGGATGTACCATCATTAGAATTAGTTGATACTATGCATGGATAGGAGAGGATAGTACCTGAGGAGTTTTGCCATTTCAGTGTGTAGTTGCAAAGTGTAATTTCGCCTTGTTTATGAACATCATCAATATTGAACATTTTTGTACACATCCAATATTGCTTTTCAGCCATATCATAAATTATATCTCCAACAGTTAATATACTATCAATAAACACTTGTATAGTAGCCACAATAAAACTTGAACTTGTTTTTCTCCCAAAAATTCTGCATAATAACTTATTAGTGGTATTCCAAAATACTATATTAGGATTAGCAGATGCATCATCTAGAAATATTGATTGTAGTAACTGTTTGCTATCCTTAATCAATTCATCTCTTAATGATGTGCCACTAGTGGCCGACATTCGTTTCTTGAATCTATCTAAAGGATCCAAATTATCTCCTCCAATCCTCATGTATTTTTCTTCCATGCATATCTAGATAATAAAGTTTCGTTTTCCATAAGGTATGTTTTATGCATTAAGATTAATTTGTCTAAGAAATTAGCAGGAGAAAATGCATTGAAGTCTTTTGATGATAAATTTACCTTCAGTATTGATGGTACTCGTATGTAATTTGAATCTATATATGACAACAACATATAATTCGAAAGTATTTCTATTTCATCGTCATTCAAGTTTATATTAAATTGCTCTAGTACATCATCTCTATTAGATAAATCTTTTTTACATATATGAAATGCTACAATAGACGGACGTAAATAGTCGTGTAGCATTTCGTATACTTCACCTACTGTCATTATAGGAATATCAAAATCTTTGAATTTTGGTAGAACATTAGCATACAATGTTTTATATGTAGTAGCCACACAACCACCTCCTCTATAAATCTAACAATTCAAACAAATCAACCTGTAAAATTCTTTCTAATTGTTTAACAACTTTAATGTCAGACACTTCATCATTTATAATCATATCTTTTATCTTAGTTACAACTGTAGATTTAATTCCTCTAGGAGGTAATGATTCAAACTTTTCCTTAATGGTTTCAATATTATCAACGGTATAAATTTCTCCGCTCATTAAATCTGCATAATTTTTATAAGTAGATTCTAATCCAAAGGCTTTTACAACTCTTTTATCTGTGGGTTTAAGCCAAAGTTCATTAAAATAAGATTTATGATTTCTATGCATATCTTTCAACGCAGAGTATCTCATTGGCTCTTCATGACCAACTTCATTCCATTCATAGAAATCATTGTTTTTAGCATCTTTATAAGACACATTTGGGATAAGAGACACTACGATGATCTCATCATCATCCTTTAAAGGACTGTTGTTTTCTGCCGCAACTTTAACTTCAACAGTATTAACTACCGCAGAATTAACTACGGCAGTATCAACTGTATCAACAGTGGTTGCAGTCTTTTTTGTGCTAGTATTAGCCATTTATTCAAAACCACCTTTATTTTATATTATTTTAAATTAAGCGAATGTAAACACGCCAAAGTAAGGAGGAAGTAATAATCCCATACCCAACTTGGTTTGAATCTGAACATCAACGCTCTGATCATTATTTTTCTTCCCAGTAGTATCCACATCAGAACGAGTATCCCCTATGTATTCAAGTTTAATAGGTTTAACATCTCCACCCATAACAAAAACCTTTGAATCATCAAGAGCAAGAGTAAAAGTACCAGATTTAAGTGTCTGAGGGATAACCATCAAGCTGTTCCCTTCCCAGCTTCCGATAGATCCGCTTGTTGCCTTTGCTTCTTTCTGTGAGTCTGCGAACATTTTATCAGGAACAGCTGCTGCAACCTTTCTTAATGCTCCCTTTGTACCAGCAAGTGTAATAGAACCATATCCTCCAGCAGCCTGTACTAAGTCTACAAGTCCACCAAGAGCTTCTTCGCTATTACCAGACTTAGAGAATTCACTGGGAACTGAATTGGCAACATTCTGAAACTGAGCATATAATCTATCCTGAATATATTTATTTGTAGACTTATAAATCTTATCCATGATTTTCTCAAGACCAGTAATGCCAAGTAGAAATCTCTCTAAATCTTCATAAACATGAATGTAAATCCACTCAGACGGAAGAGTAACTTCTGCACCAACATCAATTGACTGGCGGTTTGTATCCCAGTGATTACCCGCAAAACTAGCAACAGACAATAATCCACCTTCAGAATAAAAAGCTGTTTTATCTCCTAAAGCTCTATTTTTTACTTCAACAAATGCATCGATAAATGGAGAATTTAATACATTTTCGCCAATTGTAATATTTGTAATCTCTTCCATAATTTCAAAGATTACAAGATTATTACGTCTAAATGCCTGATACAAAGTTTTGCCTTGTAATATATCCTTATTAATCTTTTCTCTTAAATAATTCTCTAAATCTACCCTTCCAAGCTTTTCGTTGTCAATATGCTGTGAAAAATCACCTCTTGCTAAATCAAGAGTTAAATCATATATTTTAATATCTTCTTTAGAAAAATTCAATTTACTTCCATACATAGTATTAATACCTCCTTATTATATTTTAATTAAGCTAATGTTGTAACTTTGGCTTCAAACATATCTCTTGAATAGCCATAAGTATTAGCTGTAGTAACAAGCGTTGCTCCCTGAACTCTTTTTCTCATAACAGTAGCCTCTAGTGCAGGAGTCGTAGCAGCAGTTGCAGCTGCAACTAATTTGCCAGTAGTAGCATCAACTGTTAAATAAGCACCAACTAACAAAGCAGCCTGGGTAGCTGAAGTAACACATGCAGTATTAATTCCAAACTCATCATCAAAAGCAATTACCCTTACTCTAAACTTCGTACCAGCTGGGATAATAAATTGATCCTTTCTCTGCTTAGAAAGTAGACTTTCATCCTCTGTCCATGCTGGCTGATCAACAACCACAATTTTCTTACCGGCACTTGTACCTTTAACAAAGTTATAAACAACAGATTCTCCTGTTGCTAAACCATTAAGATAACCAAATGTTCCATTTTCAACATCAACCGTTGATATTACATCAAAAATTCTCTTAGCACCTTTCGTACTAGTCATATTAACACTTTCAAATACTCCATATGTAGCCATAATTTAATATCCTCCTTTAATTATTTATGTACCTTAATTGCGCCATATTTTGTCTGTATTACACCTTCGTCTTCAAGTGAGTAATCAATAATATCTGCAACTAACGTATCATCGTTTTTCTGTCTCTTTGTAAAATTTGTATTCAAGTTTTTCTGCGTGAATAAAATCGCACATTTGGACTCAATAACATCCAATGTAAAATTTTCTTTCTCTTTTTTTAAAGTCGCATAATCATCAATATCAGACAGATGCTCATCAAACTTAGCAAAACATTCATCTTTCTTTTGTTCAGTTTCTTTCTTTTCATTCTCTTCATGCTCTTTTACAAATTCATCATATTTTGGTTTGATATTCTCATAATCAGCCTTAATAGAAGAGTAGTTTGTTTCTGCATTTTCCTTTTCTATTGTTACAGCCTCGATTTTTAAATCTGCAACCTTACCAAAATCTTCTAACTCTTTAGCAAAAGAAAAAGCACCTTCGATTTCCTGAGTGCCTTCTTCAAAATTAGCATATTCAATTTTTTTACGAGTTTTAGATGCAAAATCAACTTCAGGCTTATCACCATTCATAGTATATTTAAAACCAAAATAGTTATAATTTTCTGCTCTATCAATACAAATAACTTCTTCGCCTTGAATATCAACAGCTGAATATCTTATTCGCAAATCCCCCCAACGATCCCTATACTGTTCATGGGCAGAAACAATACTGTCTATTTCTCCAAACTGTTGCATTACAGTCAAAGAAAAGTCAGTATTGGTATTGTTTATTTTTGACATTTGTGTACCTCCTTCATTACCTTGCTTAATAAAATTTGTGTAAGTCTTAACTTTATCTGAAAGTTCATTTTGAATATCCTTTATAAAGTCATTCATTGTAAACTGGACTTCAATAGTTGAATTATGCATTCCTGGCTCTTGATCTTCTCCTAAAATACATGCTGCTCTGAATGAAAATTTAGTAAAATGAAATATATTATTCTCATCTTCGTAACCTTCTACCGATGGCTCAAAAAGTTCCATACTATGCGATTTGATTAAATCACGGTTTATAATTTCAGAACTTTTATCAAACATGTTCCATATAATACCATCTACAACAAGAAACGTTCTAGTTTCTCCATCATCACACAGTCTATCTTCGTAATGTGCATTATTATCTTCTGAACTTAAAATTACACCATAAGCTGTGCCAGCATATTTTCTTTCTTTTTCTCCATCTTTTCTTACTATAATATATCTATGATCACTAAAATCATCTTCATTAAGTGAATTTTTTTCGATAAACCCTACAATGGGTATATATTCTAATGTAGACAAAGCATTATCTACAACAGATTGTTCAAATATGCTACCATTATAGTTTTCTCCTAAATGCATTAACCAAATTCTTACCTTGGTAAACCTTCCATCGGATGTGTCCATCTCATCTAATTTTTGAAACATTACTGGCACAGAATATTTACTATATTGTACTAATTCCAATTTTAATCACCACCTTTCATCACCTCTTACTATTTGCATCAGAGTCCTTTGTTTTTTCTCCGGCATCGGTTAGTTTGTTTTGTTCTGGTCTGCCAGCATCACCATTTCCACTTTGGGTATAAGATGAAGATAGAGGTATCATGTTTTCATGAAAGTTAAATATTTTTTGTTGCAGTATGAAAGTACCTTCAACTTTAGAAGGGGTTAAATCTAACGAAGCCAACCACCTTGGAATAATTGGAGCACCACTCTGACCTGCTTTTAAATATCTATCAATTACGTTGTCACGATTATAAATAGTAATATCAAGTAAAAATAGAGAGAATTTATAGTTTGGCTTATTATATTTGTTTATTTTGATATATCTATTACTCCATCTTTCTAGCTGCCTATAAACCCCATAAATTAATCCGGAGTCATTTTCGATTGAATTAGTAAGAGCAGTACCACTAGATGATCCATTAAACATTTCTTTTGAAACACCACTCGAATTATAAATATCATCAGTTGCATCTGCCACATTATTTCTTGAATTGCTAGAATCTTTAAAAGAGATAGCTTCACCTTTGGAACCAATAGTATGAATTAATCCAATGTCATCTGACATGCTTTCCTTATTCATTTCAGCAAAAACTTCTAATGTGTCTGGTGTAATCAACGGTTTGTCAATGGTAGTACTATCAATAGGAACTTCGACTAAAATAGCTTTATAATTATCAGTTCTAGCAGATTGAAGTTTTAACTTCTTATAGGTGTCTAAATCAAAAATATCCCTCACTATTGAAATTAGTAGAGGATAAATATAAGTAAGATGACTGTTTAATTTAATACATATTTGTTTATCTGCTGGTGGTATATACCAATTTTGAATATCTCCTTTTTGATAATCTAAAAAAGCACGTTGAATAAATTCGGGATACGCTCCTATATTAACAGGATTAATAGAAGATAGGTTAATTTTAAAATTATATAATCCATCTTGTACTTGTTGTAGTTTACACATACGACAATCCAATTGCTGAATAAAGTAATCAGTATTATTTTCTAAAACCACACCATAAAACACATCTTGATATGGTAAAACTCTCATAATTTTAGAAAATTCATGTTTCAAATTCATTTTTTCTAACTGAGAAGCAAGTGTAAAATAATGTTTCTTCAAGGCATCTTCATTATAATTTTCCTTTACATCATATAAATCTAAACCCCAATCAAATAAAGCCATATTGCTATAATATGTATTTAAACGATTATAATGAGGTGAAATACGCATAAGAAAATCACTTGTAGACAATAAAACCTGTGATTGTCCATGTGGATGCTCTAATGCTAAATTAATTTCTTCAAGGGTATAATTACCGCACCTGAATGATTCTAAAATATTACTATAAAATAAATCATTTAGCATTAGACGTTTAAATCCAGTCCAATCTATGGGTTTATTTTCATTAACCGAATTATTAAACCTGTCTTCATCTCTTTTATAATCTTGATTAGAATATATTACTTTGGTTTGAGTAGTTTGTTTCGATGATTGTTCTTTTGGTTTGTTTTTTGAACCTTGTGGTCTTGACAATTGTGTATTTCACCTCCTTTAATACATTTTGGGTTTATGATTGAGTTTTGACAGTGATTTGGCGTAGGATTGGGCATTAAAGTTATTCTTCTGTATAAATGAAGTGTATTCAAGTATGTACCATATCAAATATGCCAACGCAGAAAATCTATCCTTGTCTAATTTTTTAACAACTTTTTCAATCGCCAACGCACCGTTAAGTGCTGGTTTCAATTTTAAATTTGCTATTTCTTCAAATAATAAATCAGTTTGTGCATATGGCAAAATATTTAATTCAATATTTTCTTTATCCTTTGAAGTAAATTCAGCTTCTTGTTTTTTTGCTAATAATCTAAGTTGTCCACTATCAACCGAATTGATAAAATTAGTTATTACCTTACTTTGGTACGATTGTGCTTTCATATCAAAAAGACATTTTTCTGCACCTATTGTTTCTGGTTGATTGTCAGTATTTATAGTATCCCAACAACCTAGATATTCTCCACTTATTGGATCATATGAATCCTTTAATAGTTCATCAATTAATCCAGAGCCAAGACCATTTCCATCTGCTATTACCATTTTTGCTCCAAATGCATTTTTAGTTCTTTTAACTATACAGGCTTGTGCTGTAAAATTCATTGAATTTGAAACAGTAAATATATTTGGTATTTCTATAGACAAAATTCGATTAGTATCCTTATTTCTAATAACTCTACCAACCGCAATAGAAGACTGATTGTTAGATGATTTTTGACTTCGGGCAACATCGACACCAAGATAAAATTCTTCTTCATTTTTATTTTTGTTTATCATCGGAGTAGTGAGCGTCCTACAATTCATTAACTTATTAATATCAACTAAAGCACCATCTGAACTTCCAACCCATTCTTGTTCATAGTTTTGAGCGAATGCAATCGGTGAACTATTTTTTTTCTTTTTTAATATTTGACTCTTATTACTACCCCTACCAAACCAACAGGGCAACATCCAATTTGATCCTAATACTATTTGTCCCTTTAAATCGCACATATCATCATACATTTTTACACTTCTATAATATTCATCAGAACCCCTAAATCCAGAAGTAGTAAAGAAATGAATTTGTTGATTTAATTCCTCTGGATCAACGAGAGCCAGATTCCCTACTGCATATCTTGGAACTTCCGTAACTGGTTCTAGTGCGTCTTCAAACAGTACATTATTAAGTAGAGCAGCTTCTTCAATTTTTAGCCTACGCCGTCTTTGTCCTTTTGTACTTTGGGCATTAGCTATTGCATCAATAGTAGAACCATTTTTAAAAGTAATTAATGCATCACCTTTAATGAATTTTGGTTCACAAGCCAATTCATTTTCAATAAGAGGATATTTTTTTCTTATTTCATTAAACTTTGATTTCAATAAATCAGCAGCATTTTCTTTTGTTTGAGCAGAAATTGCCAATTCAATCTCTGGAAATAGTATTGCGACTATAACAGATGATAGCACCTCATTAAATGTTTTGGCATAACCTCTACTAAAAACTCCATACATATTCATAAATCTAACATCAGATCTTAGAAATACCCTTTGATCTAAATGAAGGTTAAAATTACTTTTTTCTGTTTTTAATAAATCAATAAAGAGATCCGGATACCATCTAGCCCAACTTAAAAATTCATAATTATTATATAATTTTGAGCCAAATACCGAATCATCTTGTAATTTTTCTATTCGCTTCCTAATTAATTCATCTGTCATACATCATCACCTTGATTTTCCTCATCAGGGGTGTTGTCGCTATCATAATCTTTAGGCAAAGTAATAAACTTTTCAATATTTGGTCTGTTTTTTAAAGTAGTATCTTCTGTAAAAATTCCATTAGGATCACCATATTGTTTCAAATATTCAGTTACCTTATTGTCATAAAATTGATATATGTCTTTATAATCAACTGTTGGTAATCCTTTTAATTTTCTCGCATAATTTATATAACAATAAATTATAAAATCAGCAGAATCATGAGGTTGATTTTTTAACTTTGGCAATATACTAATAACATCAGTTGCTTGCTCAATCGCTAGAGACATTTCACTAAAACTATTTACACCCTTTTGCAAATCAGATTGAGTTAATTGCTTTGGTGTTAATTTGGCATTACTGGCTGCTTCTTGAGCTGCTTTATTCCATTTATCAGCTTCTCCTACATTACCTGCGGCTGTCGCCAATTCTTCTTTTACTTTAAATCTAACGTATGTGGCAAGTGCCTCTTGGTGTAAATTTGTTTGCATCGAATAATTTTGTTTTAAATTATCATATTTAGTTTTCATTAGACGATATTCTGTTTTGTTATAGCCTTCTCCAAATAAATCTAATAGATCATCAGTAACTATAAAATCATCTACTTGCCTAACATAAACCTCTTCCTTGTCTTTTTGCTTCTTTTCAGATGTAGTAATAGCAGAAGAAATATATGTATTACCAATATCTAACATTTGCATTGACTGTAAAAATGATATTTTTGCATATTGTGGAAGACTTGCAATGTTTTTGAAATAATTTCCTATTAAATCTTTACGTCCAACTCCAGTACTAAGTGCTATTTGTGTCTCATTAATAGCACTATCTAAAACTGATGGAGCATATGGTTTGTCCATCAACATCAACATTTCTTTAAATTTTTCAACATTTACAGAACCATCTGAATTTAAAGATTCTTTTTTTACACATATTTTACATACATTAACCATTTTTCCATCACTAGAAGTTTTAGGGTTTGAAGCCATATAAAAATCAGTTAATTTTTTAACCTTATGACAATTACAACATTCTTTTTCACCAACTGGTGGCTTTTGTCTTGTTTTTTGTGGCAACTTGCCACCCCCTTTTTCATATTTGTTTAACAGCGAAAGAGTAGTAATTCTACTAAAAAAGACTCTGTAGTTATGACACCACAGAGTCCAAAATATAAATTAAGCACTCAGCCAAACAGGAAGAGTGCTATCTGTCATTTTATTTTTTATTTCTTCTATATACATTCTTTTATTTTCAATAATTTTTGAAATTTCAACATCGTAAACTAATGGTTTAGCATTTGGAAACGTAGATTCAAAATACTTAGTCAAAGCAATTAATCTTTGATATCTATTTAAGCCCATCATTATAAAGATAGTATTCTGTTCTTGTAATTTCAATATATAATTGTTATATGTATTGTTTAAACTATCTCTTGTCATTTTATCTTTGCAGTCCAAATATTTTCTAATTTCATCAGCTTCAAATCCAGTAGCAACTATATTAATAGCATTTGACTCGTAAATTCTGTCCCACTTATCAATATTTCTATTCTTAGTTTTCATCAAATGTTTATCCAGTTCATAGCACATCTTATTAAATTCTTCTTTTTCAGGACTTCTTATTTCTTCCCACTTAATATTTTTAACAATAGCTTCTTCCATATAAATAAAATATTTTCTGGCAATTTTACTATTTTCCTTCAACTCCTTTGATGTTCTACCACCTTTAGCACCGGCTACCATAGCAATCTCTTTCGCTGTTGAAATTTTGATATTATACTGTAAAAACTCTTGAAACCCTTGTGTTGTGCCGATTCCCCTTTGAAGGTGAGACGTGAAATAATCCAATCCTTCCTCTAAATCCATGTCTTTTATTTGTTGTTTAATCCATGTAGTATAATCTCTACCAACTCCTAGTTGAACCCATAAATTCTTTACATCAATCCATGAGTCACTATCTTCAAGTAATATTGGTAATCTCTTTTGATACTCCAAAATCAATGAAGTCTTTTCCGCATTTAAACCCAATTGCTCTTGTAACTGTTTCCTTGTAAAATTTTTAACCATTTAAAATCCCCTTTACGATTTATTCACAAGCCTCTCACCTTGTATTTATTCGCTGTAGAATACTCTTTTCACACATATTCAAAATTCGCTGTAGCACATCTTCTCACAAGTGCCAATTATCTCTGTAATAGGGGAATAGTGGAATCTTCTCATCATCCACAAGTTTTCTCTGTTTATATACGTTTTGGTAACCCGGACACGCTCCGATCAATATTCAGTTGTAAGGATGCAAATTTAAGCA